GATAAGTCTTCTAACTTACCGGTTCGGATTATCTTTTGCTCTATGTAGAGACCTGCAGCTTTACCACGTGCAACTTCAGCGTTAACTGCAGCTGACCAAGCTTTCTTATCTCTAGCTTCATCTCTAAGTTTAGCTAACTCTGATATGTGACTACCAAATGTAACTTCGTATTGTTTTTGCCATTCTTCACGTAGTTCACCTATGTATTTTACGACTAATGGAAATAATTTTGGATTTTGTAATTTACTTGCTGCCTGTCTAGCTGAGTCTTTTGCATAGCCAGCTTCAATTGCACAAGCTGTAGCTGTCATTCTACCTTGTTCAGATATTAGTAGATTTGCAAATTTAATTTGTTGTTCAGTTAATTTCTTCGGTAATCCCATTGTCTCTTTTAAAACTTCCTTTTCCCTTTTTGGGTTTGATAGTTTGTAATTTATATTGCGGAGTTCTAACTTCTTTTGCTATTGGATTAAATATTCTATTAAAGTTTTCTTTATATAAATCGTTCGAAGGTCTTGATCTACCATCCCATTTTTCTTTTTTCATAGTATTGCTTTTTAACACAACATTGATATAAAAGCAACTGTAGTTAGTTTAAACGTCTAACTATCTTTGAATTGATGGCGCTCTCTCCGTGTTGAGCGCCATTGAAAGGATTAAATTATGTTAAGTGGAAAAGCATTAAGACAGATATTAGATAAAATGATGAAGTCACCGGTAGTACAAGAGGCTAGAGTTCAAATTCAACTCCCTGATGGACAATATTTTGATATTACTTCTTTACAATTGATGGAAAATAAAATATTGGGAGCTAGAGAAACTCACCGACTTGTACTTACTGTCAAGCCTGAAACATGGAAAATGGGTAGCGTTATAAAGAAATTATAATGTACCTGTTAACCTAAAAATTAAGTGAAACCAGAGACTAAATTTTATGGAAATGTTAAGAAAAATATTAAGAATATATCCTGGATTAGGATTGAAA